TCGCATGGCCATGTTCCGCTTTAACCCCGGCAAGCATGGCGTAATATTCCCGCCGCACCACCCTTATTATCAATACAAAGGAGACCTTCCAAATGATCAGGGCGAAGTTTAAGGATTTGCTGAAAGATGTTGCCGTAGAAGTATCCGAGGAGTTTGACCGGAACTTCGAGCGAAAGGCTTTTTTTGATCAGGCCTGGCCAGGCACACGCCTCGAGAACCGACGCGGCTCGCTAATGATGCGCACCGGCAACCTTCGCCGCTCCATCCGGCACATGCTGGCCGGGTACGAGATTATATTTACCAGCAGCGCGATATACGCCGCGCTGATGAATGAAGGCGGCGAGGTAAAAGTAACGCCCAGGATGAAGAAATTTTTTTGGGCAATGTATTACAAAACATCCGGCGCCTTAACTTACAACACCCGCAGCCGTGGGGTGGCAAAAACAAAGCGCAACACCCGCCTGCAGGCAGAAGCTGAGAACTGGAAGGCCCTCGCACTGAAAAAGGTTGGCGACACCCTTAAATTCCCGGCGCGGCGCTTCATCGGGCAGCACCGGCAGGTTGATGAGGCCGTGCAGAGGGCCAGCGACGCTTTTATGCAGGAGGTTGACGAACAAATTAAACAAATACTTCGCAAAAATGCAAACTCTCATTGACGACATTCGCGAGCGTCTCGACGGCTTAGAGCTATTCAGATATATCGACGAGGACTGGGGACAGCTTGACGACTACGCCCGCCCGCCTGCGCAATACCCCTGTGCGCTGGTAGATATCGCAAGGGTGCAGATTGAGAATACCGGCCGCACTACGCAGACCTTGATTGTAACCGTGCTGGTGCGCGTGGCCGACATGCGACTAAGCAACAGCAGCCAGAAGGCGCCTGAAGATCAGCGCGAGCTGGCAAAGTATCCGCTCGAGCTTGCGCAGTACGTGTATGCCGCGCTGCACGGCTGGCACAAAGAAGACAGCGCTTACGGCGCCCTGAGCCGCACCGGCCTGGTGCGCGTGCGCCGCGACGACGGCATACGACAATACGACATCAGCTTCAGCACCGTGCTGAAAGATACGGCCGCGGCCGTGGTTATCGACAACCTGGCCGATCAGGTACCGGAGACGATTGTGCCGGTAATTACCGCACAGGCCAAACGATAAAAAAAGCCCCTGTTAAAGGGGCATTTCTTCTTTAATTTCCTCGATTGCTCGAAGAACCGCCTCAATTTTGCTGAGGCGGGGGTCTGTTTTGCCGTTCAGCCAGGTATTGATTGCCTGCCTCGTTACTCCTGCGCGAGATGCGACATCGGCAACGCTGAGGTATTTTAGCGCTTTGGCAACCTCGTCGAGTAAACTAACGAAGCGTATCTCGTAAAAATCATGTGTATAAGTGCCTGACGCCTTGTCGTCGGATTCAAACTTTTGCAGCCGGGCTTTTGCCTGCCGCAGAGTAAGGCCGGTCTCAATGATGTTACCGGCCTCGCTGTCTTGAATGCGGTAGCTCATTATTGTAAATTTATGAGTTCTTCCCTCAAATCCCATATCGAGTAATCATATACATCTAAATTAGGATTTGGGTTACTTGGACTTCTGAGTTCGGCAATAACCTCGTTGTATGCCTCTTCGCGGCTGCGGGCAAAATGCCCACTGTCATCAATTAAGGCTTCGAGCCCTGTTGTTGCATGATGATACCACACGTGAGTAACGCCCTCTGAAAGACGCTGCTCAATCTTATTTTTCAGGCTATCAACAATTTCATAATAGTAACCGTCATAAGTGACGGAACCATCAAAGTCGGTGAGGGCCTTCTCAACATCTGCCGGGTCGGCCTTTCTCTCAAGTCGAATCCTGAGGTATTCGCGTACCTCAGCAAGCATCTCTGGGTCGTTCATTGACTCTCCCGAAAAAATGTTTAGCTCATTACCTGTGCGTGACCCTTGTTTCGTTTCGATTAAATTGTAAGTTTTCATGTTCGTAGTTTTAAGTGTAATTGTCCGACAAAGATACATATTCTTTCCCATTTGTCAATACTTTTTTACAAAAAGATTAAACTATTTTACAAAATTACGTAAAACACGTAAAAAAAGCCCCGGAAATGGGGCTTTTGGTTTATTTGTATGGTTAACGGCTCAAAGCTCCCGGAACTCGAGTTCCCTCCACGACTGCGGTAGGTGCTTTTCGCCACCTGTGTACTGTACCTTAATCTGAAAGCTTGTGCGAACTTCAGCGCCATATGCGTTCTGACTATCAACATGTCCCTCGAGCCAGAAGGTTGTTTCATCAACCTTGCTAAACCGGTCGTAAAACAATGGAAAGGATGCCGTTGCCGGGCTTAGCAATTTTTGCTTTACATAATGCTGACAGACATGCCATGCGGCCGCCTCTGATACCTTTTCCGTTTTTTTTGAAACCATGGGCGAGCTACCACTCGGCGCAATGCTTACCAGTACTGCAATTATAATGATCATTGACAGCACTGTGTACATTGCAATTTTTGAGGATTTCGTTTGTTTCATTGTTGTGATTTTTAAGGGCTAAAGATATATAAAAACAAATATCGTGACAAAGTTGAGTATAGCCACGAGTTACCTATAATCAGCGTCAGGTGGGTCAAAAAGCATCGTATACAGCAAAATTACAAGGATAATGCCTACTATTATACATTTCATACTACCTATCAACAATCACCTCCCCGAGTTCTTCGAGAAGGTAAATAGACATGTATGGATATTCCTTTTTCCCGGCGGCGAGAGCCTTTTCGGTGTTTGATGCAACAACGTAGAAGCTGAAGCTTCTTGTGTTGCTGAAGGCCTTTAGGGTGTAAAGCTGTCGCTTTTTCATTGCCGCTCGGTTGTATATTCATCCGGAAACTGCTGCACGAGGCGATCTATCGCGTCCTGTGCGTCAGAGCGCGTCCAGTACCACACGCCGCCGAAGCGCAGCCATTTGAAAGATGCTCTCTTTTCAATCTTCCACCTGCCCGATCGGTCGAGCTGTGGGCGTAAAGAGATTTGTGTCATTGCTTTTTCGTTAGTTGACTGATACACGCATGGCTTGAAAGGCTGCCCGGCGGCGCTGCCAGGCAATTTAGCGGAGCAATATTGAATATTACATTCCGCCCTGTACTTTTTGCAGTAGGTCATAGCTTTTCGATATCAATTGTAATTAAAGGCCTGTCAAATGGGCGATTCAGGTAAATCTCATAGTCCTTAATGCTCAGGCGATGTATAACATTTCCCTTTTCCGACGGGCCGATACTTGAGCCGCATTCCTCGTGTACGTACAGCCAGTCATCTGTTACAGTAAGTAAATCGTAATTTCCAAGTTCGACGGGAATTTCATCTATTCCTTCTCTGAGTATGCAGGCGTGTCTATTGTGGCCCAGCATATAAAGTGTCAGTTGTGCTCTTTTTGTCATGTTCTTGTTCTTTTAGTAATTTATCTACAGGAGTTCCTAAATATTCGTAAAACGTGCTGAGGCTCATAGGGTACACCGGGTTGATGTACTTCAGAAATATGCGGCGGTCGCTAACGTCGGGGTGGTGGTGCTTTTTGTAGAGTTCTACAACAAGTTTAATGCGCAGCAGTGTATTTCGCCTCATTTGCGGGGTTAGTTAAGTGATGATATGTGCTTTGTGTCGTCGCCGCGCTGGGCCTGCTTCTGCATAATTATGCGCAGCTTGGTGTTGAGGGCGCGCAGCTCGTCGGCATTCATGTCGTACAAAAGCTTGCCGCCTATGCGCGGCTGCTGTATGTACGCATTTACGCGGGGCCAGTCGGCGTTTGTGCGGTATATCCCCATAAGGGTAAGGGTTGTGAGCACATCGCTGCGCATGCGGCGCAGGGGTGCCTGGCGGGCATCTTTCATTTGCTGCAGGCGGCCGATGAGGTGCTGCAGGTCGTCGTCGGTAAGGTGCGCGGCGCTGGTAACGCCGTAGCCGTCGAGCAAGGCTTCTTTTTGCCCCATCAGAGCGAGCTCATTCAGCATCGCGTGAAGCTTCTTCATTAGTATATTGCGCATCGTCGTCGGCATAGGGTGCATTTTTAATAATAATGTAAAGGCCGCGCAGCAGCAGATAAAAGAAGGCGCAGGCCAGCAGGGTAAGGATATTCGCTAACATTTTACGGATATGTGTTCGTGATATGCCTTCAGCGACACCCATCTGTAAGCTGCCAGGTCTTTGTATAATGAAAGGATATCGCGAAGGGTGTCGGCAAGGGCGGCCTGTTCGGCTGCATCTGCCGGGAAGTCGTGTTCGAGGGTTGCGGCAATATCGCGCTGCTGTGCAATCAGCGTATCTATGTGCGAGATTGTCTCCTCGAGCTTGCTTTGTTTAATTCTGATTGTTGCCATGTTTATAGGATTTGACCGGTTTCGAGAATGATTCTAATTTTCAGAACATGACCTACAGTGTCGGAGGTGGTGTGGCTTATTGCCCATATCCGCAACGCGGATGCGTGTGCGTTGTCGAGCTTAATTGTCTTTTCGTCGTATAAACACATGTAAATAGACGCCACGCGCTGCCATATCCGGCGCAGGAAGTACGCCTGCATCTCGAAGTACTCGCGCGTTGGCTGATATGCCCCGATATCGTCGAGGGGGAGGGCATTCTGTAAATACTGCTTTTCCCATCCGTTAATCCTGAATTTATAGCCCTGATTCTTAACCTGCTTTACAGACTTTGTTAATTTTCCCATCGCCGTTGATTTAGGTAGGTTTCAGGGTAACATTTTTCAATAGCCGGGTGAGCGGCAAGGTAGGAGTTGTAACGACTGATGCCCGCGTATGCGGCCGCGCGGGTGTCGTCGTCGAGAAGGTTCCACAGTTTTTTTGCGCGCGTCTTATTGCCCACCTTGTTACCGTATGCAGCCCAGAATGACTCAAATGTAAGATCGACCGGAACCTCGGTAACCTGCACCCAGGTGTTGGTGTGCCACCAGTCGAGGCCGTAAGGGCCCTCCATGGTAAGGGGTGCCTTTGCGAGAAAGGCGGCGCGGCTATCGCGGCTCATACCGCTAAAGCTGATGTCAGTCAGCTCGCCGTCGGCGTAGCTCACAGCCACGTGGGCTTCTTCCGTAATCTTGCGTATGATAAACTTGCGTTTCATGCGGCGAGTTTTTCGTTGAATTCAATGTACAACTTCCTGAATTCAGCATCGACATCGTTCAGGTCGTTTACTTTCGATATCGAGTTGAGGACGGTAGCATGATCACGCCTAATGTAAGCGCCCACGGCCGCAAGGCTCAGGCCGGTGTGCCGTCGCATGAAGTACAGGTAAATGTGCCGGTAAAGCGGAATACCGGCATCCTTGCGGCGCGATGAAAGATCGGTGTAGGTAACGCTGCCGCGGCTGTGCTCGTCGATGAGCGATAACAAGCGAATGTGCACGCTGTTGATGTAGCTCTCATCTTCGTAACGCAGGGTAATGTAGTCGAGCTCGCAAGCGATGCGGTGCTCGAGGCGTGCGCCGCGGCTGCGCTGCCAACCGGCGAGCATGTACACCACGTCGCTGAGTAGCATAGCATGAATGTCTCGTTTCATGTACTGCGACCACGACTTAGCGACCTTAGCGTCGTGAAGGTAATAGGGGTTAATGATCTCCGCACCCGGGTGCGCCGCCTGCAGGCGCGCCTCCGCGGCATCGAACAGCTCTTGTGAACGCTGTCCCGTGATAGGGCCTGATAAATAGATTCTCATGTGTCTCTCGTGTTTAGGGGGTTAGTGTCGTTTGCTCCCTGCCCCGTATCGAAACGCGGGCGGACTGGTTACCGGCTACCTGCCAGGGAGTTGCCCTCATGTCGTTGAGGGGCTTTCGGCGTCTGTAGCAGGGCAGTACACGTTGCATCGCACTTTGTTGGTATTAACCGGGAATCGGCGCCGACCTGCAGCACCGGTGACATACCCGGCATCTCCATAGCGGGCAGAGGTACGCAACCCGCAAGGCCCACACCCTAACCGCAACTGTGTCTGCTTTTCCTGCATCGTTGGAGGGGTTATCTTAAACTCCGGACATGGATAGCGGTATCCACACGTCCTCGTTTTTTAAATTCTTAATCTTAGCCTTAACAAACTGACTTGTCTTCGAGGGCCGGTACGACTCTCTGATTAGCGCGACGGCCTCGATCAGCTCGGGGTCGCCAATTTCGACGGCCTTTTTCGACAGGTCGAGCACGCGGGCGGCTTTCAGAACGCCGTCCTTGTTCGGCTTCAAAAGATCGGTGATCATGCCTACCAGGGTTGCGCTTTCGTCGTCTTTTGCGAGCTTGCGCAGCCACTCTTTTACGCGGCTTACGCCTACGTCCACGGTCTCGTCCCAGCGGTCAACCACATTATGTCCGAGGATGATCGATACAGTGCCATCCTTGCTTGTAAAGGTGTGACTTTGCTGAATGTCCATCTTCTCGTCAGTGATTTTAAACACCTGCTTTTTTAAGGCAAGGATATCCTCAAAGGAGTTGAAGACGAAAGCCTTTGCAAGGCTGATGTCATCCGACAGGGTTATGAGCATGTCGATGATCTCTTTGACGCGCTCATCTTTAAGGTTGTCGTAAGTTTCGCGTTCGGCGCGGGCCTTGTCTTGTTCAATTCGTTCTTGCTGTTGCAGCTCTGCGAGGAGCTTTGCGCGCTCCTGGGCGCTTAGTTTCGTGGTGTCGATTGTGCTCATTGTTGTTGTGTATAGGGTTCTACAGTGATTTGAATAACCTTAGTGATTCGCACCCGGCCGGAGCCGTTGCAGGTAGGGCATTCGACGTATTCTGTCTGCTCAGCCTCCTGAAGTGGTACCTGGCGACGGTTGTCGGTTGTGCGGGTGTCGAGACAATAGCCTATCAGGCGCTTGCCCTTCCCTGCGCAGTACTTGCACACAGGGGTGTCGGTAATCGTTAATGTTCGCGGTTGTGTCATTTGATAGTTATTTGAGTGTTGTTAAACAGAAGCTTCCAAAAAGTGCGCTCTGCCGCAGGGCCTACCATGCCACCGGCGGGCTTGCCGTTCCGAAACCAGGTGAGCGCCGACCGGCGGGCGTCGAATACGATGTAATCTTGTAATAGTACCTGTGCCATAATTATTCCCCCCAGTATTTAGCCGCGCCCTCGGCGAAGACGGTGTAATGCCCTACGGGGCCGATGTAGCGGCCTTTTGAAAAGGCTTTGTATCCTTCGACCCATATCTTGAGAGATGCGTCGTACATCACTGATTTAGCGGTGCGCCCGGCGGGCATCTTGCCATCTGCGTGAGATACGAAAATGATCAGTTTGTGCGGGAAGCGTTCCTTTAACTTTCGATATGCCGGGTAATTCAGATCAGCATATTGAAAGCTGTCAATCACGGCAATGCCCTGACTTTTGCGACGACCGAGCCGCTCGGCAAACTCTGGCATAGGTTCGCGTTCCACGAGGGTTACCTTTCGCGCAACCTCATTCATGCCAACACGCCAGAATGCCTCCTGCATGGTATGCGACGAGCTCTCCTCGAGGCTGTTGATGACAACGCGGTCGAACTGTGCCAGGTACTTTACAAGTGAGAGCACGAAGGTGGTCTTCCCGTTGCCGGAATTGCCCCAAACAAACCACACGCCTGCGGCTTCGGGGGTTCCAAAGGCGTCAGCCCAGGCACCGTCGAAGCCCAGCAGGCGGTAGTTCTTGCGTAAAAGTTGCGTTGTGCTCAAGGCTCTGGCCATTACGCGGGTATGTTGAGAATTGTCCTTACGAATGATTCGGTCAGCGGGTGACCGGTGCGGTCGGCTTCGCGCATTGCGGTAACGAGTACGTCGTGCAGTTCGCCGTAGTTGTCGCAGTTAGCTTTCAGGAACTTTTTTAACCCCGGTTCAACGTCGTTTAAAAACTGTTTAAACGAGCGGTCAATAGCCGGAAGCGTGCGGATGCCGAACTTGATGCGGCGGTAAAATTGAGGAATGCCCTCCTTATTGCGCTTCTTCAGCTTCTCGATGTTGCGGATCAGCTGATCAGTACCGATCAGGATGAGACCTGCATTGCCGTGCAGGTTGTCGTAAAGCTCTTTCATTGCGCAGAGCGCGCTTTGCTTCATGTATTCGGCCTCGTCGAAGATTAAGCAGGGCTTTGCGCCACTGCGGCGCATTTCGCGCAGCTTGCTGATGATGTCGGCAATCTTCTTGCTCTTGCTTTTTGCCGGGGTGATGTGCAGAATGTCGACAACCTTGTCGACCAGGTCGGTGATGTTATCCGACGCGCCCACGGTAATAATGTATGTGTCGGCGGGGTTTGACTTCTGAAAAAGCCCGGCGGCATAGGTTTTACCGCTGCCAGTTTCGCCGATGATTACGTTCGTGTAGCCGTACTCGCGGGCATCCTCGAGGGTGGCAATCGTCCTGGTAAACTGTTCCGTGGGAACCGTCTGCCAGTACGTTTTTTGCAGCTTCATGCCGATGTAGGTCGCGAGCATGTCGAACCATTTAGACGCGATCTCCACGGTCTTTTCACCGACAGTGGTGCTAAACTCGCCCTTGCGCATTTGGCTGATGTATGCTGCGTTGACGCCGCTCGCCTCCGACACCTTGTTAGCGCTCAACTTGTGCTGCGCCATGTAGGCCTCGAGGGCCTCAACGATCTGAACTTTTACCTCGTGTTTCATTGTAGTTAAATATTAGGTTTATAGATACTTAGAGAGGTCAACCTTTTGGCTGAGATACTCCTCTTGCTTTGATTTCCATTCATCTGCTTCCGGCAGCGCCTTACGGGCATCGCCCAGGCGTGCGGCGTTGCGGTTATTTTTGTGCTGTCCATTGCTGTCGACGAGCACGAGCTTTGCCAGTGTGCCCTCAAGCTGAGGGTTGCTGTCGAAAAGATTGTCGATCAGGCGGGTGTCGCTATTCATGCCGTCCATGATCGCGCCTTTGAGCTCCTTGTTGAACTGACGCACCTCTTGCAGCCGTTCGGCATCACCCTCCTGGCGATCGTACAAGGCCATGGGCTGAATGTGCTTCTCGGCAAGCATAAAGCGGCGGGTGGCGTCCTGGTTAACTGCCAGCACCCGCGACGGATCGGCAGGGTCGAACTTCAGCGTCCAGTCCACATGTGCCAGGTCGCGAAAGGACGCGTCGAATGTGTCGTATTCGCGCTTTTGCCCGGCAATAGTGGCCACAATACCTACATGGGTGAGCCGGTTAGTGTAACCGGTTGTTTCGCCAAGCAGATAAAGGTATTCCGAGTCGGTGATCTGTTTGCGGTCGGCCTCAGGAAGCTCGGCATAAGCCTTGCTGTATGCCCCGGCCTTCTGCTGCCGTTCGATCTCGATAATGCGGTCGATCTGCAAGCGACAACCAGCCTCATCCGGGAAGCTGTGCCGGATTTTGTTCAGGTAATCGGCGCTGGGCTGCTTGTCTTTGTTGGCCGTAATCCCGAATCCCGACCAGTTCGGCATAAGCTGGCAATACCTCTTGTTGAGGGTAAGGAAGTAACGTTCCACGACCTTGCTCTTAGCGTTCTTCACCCGCGCGGGGGTGAATTTATCAGCCACCGCCTCATAAAATGGGGCGAGGCCCTTCTTGCCGTAGTTGTCGGTCTGCAACTGATGCACCCTGTGACGGTTGCCGAAAAGCTCGGCGGTATGATTGACCGCGTTGCGGATCGCTTCGCGTATCAGTTCGGGTGTCTCGTGTGTGCCGACGGCATAGCCGATCGGGTATTTTTCGCAGGGGTCGAGAATCACCACTACCGTTAGCCGGTT